AGTTTCGACATACTCTTTCTTTTTAGCAGCCATAAGGGAGGGAGGGTTACAGCAATATTATATCACCATTAGAGCATACCTGCCAACATAATCAAAAAACAGATGATTGCGAAGACAAGCAACACTGTACAAGCAATTATCAATTGCTTCAATGTGGAACTCTCACCGTTTGGTTCGTGGTGATGGTCTGAATGGACACTCATAACATCCTGCTCCACAACATCCTTTATTCTTTTTCAAGTAATTCTCCAATAATCATATAATAGCAGTCTACAGGAAGTCCATTCGTGTCCAGGTGAACCTCTCTACCCTGGTGTCTCTTGACACGAAGGTCTTGGTTAGCCCCGACTTGAGTCAGGTGTACGGTCACCGTGGACATATCAACATCCTCTTCCCAAGACTCAGGAAGAGTGATAAGTTTTTTGTTTGTTCTGCCATGAAGCATTTCAAAGTTTGGTCCAGTCATTCCATAATCTCCGTTATTGTTGTGATACCTAGGACAACTTGCAAGGACTCAAGTTTGTCTGCCTCTGCATTAAGTTGACTTAGAATTTTTCTTATTCCATGTATACTTAGTTGCTTTTGCATGGACTGCACTCTCAATGCCTGAGAACTTTCAACTAAGATATTGGTTCTACCATCTTGTGCTTTTAACGCAGTCTCTTTTGTGCTTGAGATACCGAGAGTGTTTGTAATACCATCATTAATAGTAGATGAGCAAGCAGAAAGTGAAACATAATGATCAACACCTAAAGCAGTTGTTGCAGAACTTACTATCTTACGTTGTCCTTCAGTTGCTCTTGTACTACCAGATATAACTGGAGCGTGACCAAAACCAACTTTATAAAATGCTTGTCCTGCACCAACCTCAGGTTCAGGTTCTCCACCTTCATCTAGTGGTAAAACCTTAAGATTTTGATCCCAACTTCTTGGGTTACTCAAAGCACCAGTATTTTCTAAGTAAACTGAAACTCCAGTTCCAAGGGTGGCAGTTGAGGCGATGCTAATAGTCTGAGGACTAAATGGATCTCCATCAAAAGGAATGTCAAACCTTTTTCGACCACCTGTCTGAAGACCTGCTGGGTCTTCAAGAACTCTAAACGAAACAAACGTTCCATCTGCTTCGGGAGCAGATGCTGCTGCTCCTGTAACAGAGGCAATAGTCAAAACATTAACCACAACACCCGTGCTTCCAATACCAGTTGAAGGTATTGATCGAATATCTTGTGTAGTTGTGCCTACTCCAACTATTTTTGTGGTTTGAGGAATAACAGATGTTTTACCTGAACTTACAATAACCTGATTAGTACCAAATGTCAGACCTGAACCTACAGGTTGCATTACGGTGACAAAAGTTGATCCGATACTGCAAGTTCCAATAAACTCACCTACTAATGTATCACCAATGTCTTTATCAAAAGGTTCTGAATATATTTTAAGTCCGTATCTATTTCTTCTATCTAAACCAAAATATGGATCGGTTATGATATCAGCAGTATTATATTCATCTTCAAAAATATTTGAAAAAGTTTGGTTGATAGGATAAAAACTAACAATACCTGTGGTGCCCACATAAGCAACCGTACTACCTATGCCTGAGAGCGAGTCAATATTACGATCTGTGGGTTGATATCCAAGTCCATTTAGTCTGGTACACTCAAGGGTATAGTCATCACCTTCTTCGCCACCACTTACTTGGAAATCAACCACTCTCCAAAATAAATCACTTACACAATCACTATCAATAGCATCTTGATATGCATTTGCAACATCATCAAAAGAGCGATTCACAACGTTCAAGTCTTCAAGGACTTGTTTTTCTATTTTAACGATACCTTGATCATACAATAACTTTTGATCGTCAAGTTCAAGAATAGTGGTTTGAAGTGCTTCGATATTTTGAAACTTGAAATCAATATCTTCTTGTGCTCTTTTTTGTAAATTAGTTGATAGCATTTTTTATTTCCTCACATCATAAGTATATCCAGCGATAGAATGTTCAGACTGATCACCTGGGTAGTCGGCGGGCGAGTCCCCTTCATATTCAACAATTAATTTACCAATTCTGTCTGCCCATACTTGATAGAAGCATTTAACATTGGTGAGGTGATCACCTGCTACGATAATTCTATCCTCTTGTATGTCTTTCACATACAAGTCATCCTTTCTACCAAAAGGAGTTAGATGTACACTTATTGTATCATAATCTATCAAATTTTTCCAGTATTCTGGTAGTTTAATGACATGTTCTCCATCAAGTTTACCTCTAATATAAACAGCAGACTCTGGACCTTCAACACAAGTATGTCTTAAGCGCCAACCATCTTTATTGGGATGCGGAATGTCAAAGTCCTTTCTGGATGATAAAGTTTTTGCACTAGATTTAGATAAAACATCTAATCCAGTGATTAAACCCATCGCTACTAATGGCCCAGAAACAACAGTGGGTCCTGCCAATGCCTTTGCAGACGCTCTAAATTCAGCACCTGCTTGCGCTTGTGCTCCAATTTCAGCAGTAGCACCTGTATCAACCTGAACACCAAGTTTTTTCATCAATGCGATGAACTTTGTTTCAAGTGGTGAAAAAGTTAATTTAGAAGTTAGGTTTGTTTCAATAACAATGGTGGTTGCCATTGTAATACCAACTGGTCCAAGTGGATCACCGAGAACAACATCAATGGGAGTAGATGCCGGTGGTGGGAGTCCTCTAATATGAAAAATAGAAGGTGCTTTTGCCGCCAATGGGTTAGTGATAGGGTCAGGTCTTGTGACCATCAGCGCAGCAGTATGAATGGGGTGAAGTATGGGACTTCCAACCATCACACCACCATTAAAGAAACCAGTGCCAGGAATGGCAGCAGGACCTGTTAAGTATGCAGCACAAGGAATAGGAGCTACCCCTTGTGGGGAATAGTTACACTGCAGTTGTTTACCGACATGTGCGTCTGATAGTTCCATTTTATTTAAGTAAACTATTAATTAATTTAACAACACCCTCACCAAATTGTATAACAGTGTTAGAACCAGAGCCCGGGAATCCTGAAAGCAGTGATACATCAGGTGCTTCAACAAGTTTAAAGTTTCCCGCTGATACTTTACACTCACCAGTAGAGTTTAAATTTATTTTTGTTTCTGCTGCCATTCCAATTCTATCAGATGCATTTACTTTAATTTCACCAGATCTCATGTCAACGGTGCTGTTAGAGTGTATATTTACAAAACCAGTGGTTGTGCCATTTCCCTCAGAGATAAGATCAATATCTCTTGCCATTATTCTTATTCTTCCTCTTGGAGCATATAATATTATATCACCATTTTCAGCATATGTAATAGCAGAGACACCATCAACTGGTTTCTCACCACATCTAACATTATATACAGAGGGTGCGGAAACATTTACAGCACCATCTAAGGTGCCACTCATTTGAAGTCCAATGTACTGTGGTCTTTTAAATTTTTGTGTGGGAAAAATACGACGGATCATAACCGCCATTTTATTATTTCTCTTATCAATGGTGTCTAATACCACCTCACCAGTGGTATTTCCAAACCTATTAAAATCGGGGCAAGTGCCTTCTGACATTATACCTTACCTACACAATCGATTACTTGTAGAGTCGGAGTGCCAAGAGGAACAACAAACCCATCTTCATTTGGAACAATAAACCTGAGAACTGGTTTCAAGTCTGCATTATATCCGGTTCCAGTATTTATTGACATAGATGGAAGTGTTGTAAAACCAATGCCTGGGTTCGTAATATTGACACCTAAGATTAGTCCGTCTCTTATTATCAAATCACCCGTTGCTTGTCCGTCACCAATAACAAGAGTATCTCCGTCTTGATATCCAAAACCAGGGTTAGAAACGAATACATCTCCTAATGTGCTGACAACCTCCTGTCCATCACCTGGCGTTGATGTTGGGGGTTCATTCGGGTCTTCAGGAGTGCCAGGAGGGCATCCAGGAGCGGTAAAGGTCACATAAAACTCAGGTATCTTACCCCAGTTTGGATCAAGAAGTTTTTGTCTCATCTTTGGTCCAACTCTCAAGAAAAACTTATTCTCCAGAAAGAATCTTATGTCTTGTTCTGTATATCCCTCAGCAAATGCTCTTTGAGCATCAACATCTAATCCAAACTGATGTCTTATACCGAATTCATAAACTTTACCATGTGTATAATCAAAGGATGTCATATCCTTCAGTTTTGGATTTGTTCCAGTAATAATACATCCTGGTATTTTATCTTCGGTAAAGTCTGCATCAATAATGACCGTATCTTGACCAGGAAGAGTCACTTCATCCCCGTAATAAACTCTTATAGTTCTTCCTAAACTATATGGCGGATCCCAATCATAATTTGCCCTATGGACGGTGGTTTGACATCTATTTGCCCATACTTTTCCAGCAGATCCTTTATCTCCATAGGGGAAAGCTTCATACCCGTATCCTGGATCAGTGATAACAATGTCAACTATTCCGATTCCATCATCACCAGGACTACCATCACCATCGGAACCATCACCGACGGGTCCTATAACTACAATACCCGTTGCACCTTGCCCGTTTCCACAGGAATCTTCAAACTGTAGAGAAGGTGCTGAGGAATAACTTCCATTGTTTAATATTTGAACACCAAGAACTTCCCCAAGAGTATTTACAACAGCATTACCAACACCACCGGAACCGGAACCTCCCCAAAAATTTACCTTCGGAGGTCCACAGTTTATAGCACCTGTGTCACAAGACCCATCAATTATATTTTGCCAAATTAATCCAGCGTTAATATCACCAAGCACTTCAAATGGTGAACCATCTTCATTATTAAAGTTCCAGTCATCGGTAAGTTCATCAAAAGATGCGGTGACTTTACCAACGGTGCTAGCTGCCGAATCAGCCACGTTTATTGCTTTGGTGAAGACCTGACCAAAATCTAACGGTTGCATGGGAGCACTTGAACCATTAAGAAAATCCCATTCGTCAGTTTGAGGGCATATATTTTTGACGGGACATCTTATGATGTCAATTATATCATTGACAAAATCTAAAAGTTCATTAGTAAAATTAATAACATTACCAATCACACTACTGAGAGGACCTAAAATAGAATTGATAAGTCCGGTTATTCTACCAATAATTTCTCCAATGATTCCTCCAAGAATATTTTCAACCAAACACGAAGCAGCGTTAAGAATTTTATCTATTATAGTTTTTAGAATATCTCCTACGATTTTCTCCAAACCTAATAACACTCTGTAAAATAAACAAGACAGTGCCGAAAGAGCTTTATCTTTTGTTTCATTTACGATATATCTAGTGCTAAGAGGAACGAAACCAATCGCCTCATTAACAAGAGAGGAAACTTTTCTTATGACCCACTTTCTCATTTCCTGCATTAAAGCAGCAATAATTTGTGCAATGTCTTGAGCAGCGGTGCCTATTGCTATTTCATATTCTTCACCACCGATGTTGATGCCACTTGCTACGTTAAAAGATGAAACATCGTTAATAAAGTTTTGAGATGTTTGAAGAAAACTGTCATCACCAAGTAAACCAGTCCTAAGTTCTTCAACTTGTGAAATTAAATTATCAATAGCATCATTAACACCAGCGGTATTTACCGGAGCACATGCGTTAGGCATGGCTGGTAGTTTAGTGTTTCTTGATTCTTTTTCCGAAAATTCAGAGGTGGTTTGTCTATCGAATAACTCGTTTGTTAAATTACCTAATCTAAAAGTATCAGGAACTGTAGAGTTAGGTAAAAAACCACTTAATGCTGACTGTCCTGTAAAATTAAATTGATTAGCATCTAACAAATTCCTGATAAAGTTAGGAACAGGTGCCTCAATTTGATACCTTCCACTATTAGGATCCTCAGACACATAAACATACGAGTTAGGTGTGTATCTAATAATTCCTACACTCTGTGCTCCTAGTCCAGTATTAAGTTGTTGTGGATACGCGACAGGTAATTTATTTTCAGGTTTATCAGGGGGGTCCTCTCCTAATATTCTTATTCTATACCGTTGAGCAACAACAGCACCCCCCTCATCGGGACCATGAACAGAATTGTCCCGTGTGACTCTCTGAGCCTCTGTGCCTACAATAACAGCGACTTTTCTGTAATAAAGTGCGTAAGCTTTCGCTATTTCCGCTGATGAGTATCTTGAAGAGAGTCCAGGCATCTATCAGTCGTCGTACATTCTACATTCGTCGGCATCAGGCTCCATCTCACAATAGAGTTCCAATGCAGTTGGATCGTGATGATCTCCTGCTTCTATTTCTTTCTTGTGATTCTCTATATACACTTCCAGTTCATGTAGTTCACCCTCAATGTGGCGGCGTTGCTGAGGCGATGTTGTAGGATCTTGAAGGATTTCCTTATCCTTCTCGATGTGTTTTTCTACGCTTTCCATAAGTTACTTAACTCCGTAAGAATCTCTGACTAGGTTTAGTCCTGTGAATGCCTGAGTAGGCGTACTGTAATGACACAAATCCGCTATCATATATATGCCACTATCTTTAGTGCTTCCTGTGACAGTGGGTTTTTGAGCAGTCTGAGGAAACTTGCAAAAAATAAGATCACCAGCACTTAATGATAGGTCTGCATCAATCACTATATTAAGTGAAGTTCCAAACTTTTGCCTGTAATTTTGTTGAGATTGTAACTTTGTTTTCTCAACATCAAAACTAGGTTCAAGTATGGTATCAACTAAAGACCTTCCAGGATCAATTTTTTGTCCATCATCTTTTATTGTATGAAACTCTGCTGTCGGTTTATCACGATACTCTTTACTTAAAACAGGAAGACTGGTTCCAGCAATCACACCATTTCCTTCAGTCGGAGAGGTTCTCGGTATTACTTGAAACTTTCGTTGACCACCTAAAATATCAAACAAGTCGAGTTCACTATTATATGCTCCCTCCTCAAACTGTTTAAGACTATCATTTATTCTTAAAAAATTTGACTTAAGAATTTTTCCATTGTAACCAGGAGTGACACTCTGATCTCCAAAACCAGTTTCAACAAATTTCTTTATAGTCTTACCTGTGGTTTCAAACATTTTATCAAGAGATCTAAAATGATATCCTTTTGAAGTTTCCCAAAAGAGAAATCCAGCACTGTCTATTCCTTCAGGCACTGAAACCTTTTGAACATTCAAACATATCTCAAATGGATATCTATTCTTACCGTTGAATTGAATTTCATTTAAAGTTGTGTCTGCAAAGAAATCTTTTTCTGTTTTCAAATTATCTAAAGCTTTTCTAACAATAGTATCACCCTTTCCAAGATAAGAATCTGTCATTCTATTCTCAATAAGAAGGTTGTCATATGCTTCTTTTGAGACAACTCTTATCGCTACGGTTGACTGTCTATTACTTGTTTGGGCATAAGTTGTTTTACCAATTTTTAAATCAGTATCCTTTGACAAATCAATTCTATTTTTAAATTGATCTTCCAATATTAATTTAAACTTCTCATCAGACTGAAGTTTTATAGACTCTAATATACCTATAGTACCCCTTGATCCATCATTGGCTGGACTTGCTGTTCCAGTGTCAATGATGCTCAAATCAATCGTAATAAAAGGACTTAACACACTCTCACGATATTCTAAAACAGGAACTCCTGCCTCTAAAGACACTGCTTTAGAAGTTTCATTAGAAATAACTTCTAATTTTTTGTGTTTTAAAGGTTTATTACCCAGCATGTTAGGTACTACGTATTGGAATCAATATATTATTTACTTCTCGTCTTACAGCGAGACCACTACTAGAATATGTAGTAGATTGATCTAATCCTGCACTACTAATTAGGGAAGAAGGAGAGTTCCTCACTGACGACTGAAGTTGAGAGTTGTTCATCAATTGTTCTAAGAACTTAAGTGGGTTAAGAGTACCAGCAAATGATCCAGAACTTCCTGCTCTTCCTTTTCTTATTTCATAATGAACAACACCTGTTCGGATGCTTCCACTTGGAGTTAAATCTTCACCTTGAACGACTGCTTGTCCCGGTTTTATTCTAGCTCCTACTACAACCCCAGGTAAAATTGTTTTTGCTTCCGCAATTCTTTCAGTAACATCAAGTTCTTTATTGTAGATATCAACTACATTGCCATATCCTGTGCCGTATCCACCAGCGCCACCAGCGTTACCAGCGTATATCACTACACCACCGATTCTGGAATAGAATTTTTCATTTCCAGTGATATCAAAATCTTGTCCAGCATGTCTTCTATCTACTATTCCATCCCTATTATCATCTCTGCCAGCACCATACTGTTGAGCGGCTGCCATTGATCGAGATCCAGTGCCTGTTGGTGGAAGAGCTGGTATACCTCCTGTTGGTAGAGATATTTTTCCAGTAACTGGTTTAGCAGCAGTTGATGGTAATGTTACATCAACGTCACCCCCAAGATAATCTGGTAGAGGTCCAGCACTGACAAGATCATAAATTCCAGTCGCACCTGAAACTGATATTGCAGTTAAGAAACCTGCCAAAAATTTAATTTTTCTTTCGTTTATTGTCATATCACCTAACGCTATAATTTTTTGTGTCTTTCCAAAGAAACTTTTTTGGAAGTTTAATTCTTTTTCTAACTCATTATTGTATCGTTCAATAATATTTCTTTGTTCATCTTTAGGAAGAGTAACAAATCTAGCGACTCTTTTATCAAGTTGAGACTTTTCATCAAGTCCCATGGCTTCTAGTCCCCTATCAAGTAACCAACTAGCAGTAAAATCTATTAGTACTCCAATACCTACATCTCTACCAAATTTTGCAAATTTTGTCAAGTTAGTTGGAGTAATGAAACCTCTTGCATTTTTTAATACCTTACTAAATCTTGTTCTCAGTGCTGCACTTTCAGTGGGTTTTCTAAACAATTTATCAAGTGGATTGAATGGTTTTGGTTTATTAGGGTCCGTTAAATCACCTATGACTTGATCTAACATTGCATCATCTGCTAATGATCCAACATCCATTCCCATCCGCCGCATAAATGCTTTGTCTTTTAAAGCTTTCTCAATTTGTTTCCTTCTAAAATTTTCCTCAATTGCATCTCTGACTAAGGAATCAACAGGTGTCGGTGTTTCAGGAGACATCAACCTGAGGTTTCT